ATACTTCTGAATCTACTCCAGCACTTAAGTTTGGAACAGCAGCTCATTCTTTATTAGTAGAAGGACAAGAAGCATTTGATAAAGAAGTCAGGGTGCTTACAGGTTCTCCATATACTAAAGCATATAAAGAAGAAAAGGCTGAATATGAAGAACAAGGATTCATAGTATTAAAAGAAGATGAAGCTGAGATTATCAATGGCATGAAAGAGAATATGATATATGAGGGTAATGCTTATCTTAATGCAACTGGCAAGATAGCAGAAGCAAGTATCTATTGGTATGAAGATGACGTGCTATGTAAATGCAGACCTGATGCTATGTGTCCACCTTTAGATGAACCTAACTCAGATAACAAGATAGTCATTATTGATTACAAGACTACACAATCTTGCGAACCTCATGCTTTTAATTATTCAGTTAAGAAGTATGGCTATGATATGCAAGCTGCTTATTATAGAAGAGGTGTTGAGATGGCAGGATATGAAGTGACTGATTTCTTATTTATAGCCCAAGAGAAAGTACAACCTTATGCATCTAAAGTTTTTAGAATCACGAAAGAACAAATGGATTATGGATGGACTATGATGGAAAGGTATCTAAATGATTATAAAGAATATCAGAAAGGTAAACCTTTAAGTATTTACAATAGTCCTAATATTGTTGATTTGGTTTTATAGGAGAGAGAGATGGATAAAATATTTTTACAAAAATTAAGTAATATGTTGGACTTGGCAAGTGACATGAATAAATTTAGTAATCATTTCATTATTGATGTTGAATGTAAAAATAACACTGTAAAAGACCTAAATACTTTTGCACATAGAATTAAACAAATATCAAATAATGTTAATGATGCCACTAAATTTTTTTTAACAAACAATGTTAGAGATTTTTTTGCAGATAATTTTGTTGACATTTGCAAGATGGATAAAATGAAGCAGGAATTTAGACTTCCTACAGATAAACCATTATTAATACAATACAGTGATTTGAATAGAACAATAGTGATTAATGAAATTAGTGGATTTTCTTACGCTGATTATCAGGTTGATTTCTTTGTAAATTATAAAGATACCAAACAAATAATGATAAATCCTTATATGTCATTTGTATTTAGTAAAAACTTTTTTATTGAACTGTTAGATAAATTCCCTCAACAAATATATCTAAATTTTCATAAACAAGATTATGCAGATTTAGTAGAAACCACAAAAGAGTGGAGAGAAAACAGGATGCATCAAATATTTGAATTATTAATGATTTATTTTTCTGTAATAAATTTATCTAATGATTTAGATATATTTGAAGAAAAAAAAGTTGCTGGTTTAAAGAAACAACCACATCAAAAATTTTCATTAGCATCATTTATTAGTAAACCAGTTTATGAGCACATTACATTAGATATTAATATTAATAATAAAAATTACACAAATAATGGTGATGGCAGTCAAAGCAAAAAAAGATTGCATGGTGTAAGAGGTCATCTAAGACAATTACAAAATGGAAAAATAGTTTGGGTTAATCCATACAAAAGAGGTGATGCATCATTAGGTGTTATAACAAAAGATTACAAATTAGATTTAAGGTAAGGGCAAATAGATATATGAGAGTATTTAGATTTATGGAGAGTTTATCCTTTGCCCTTGAACCTAGTATAAGGGTTTTTGGAAGAGTAGGTAATAAAGTTCTAGCTTTATTATCAAATTAATATTAATATAAAAAACGGAGAGTCATTATGGACGAAAAAACAAAAAAGGCACTTTGGATTCCTGAAGAATTGCATAAGGATATCAAGGTGTTTGCAATCACAAATAACATGAACATTGAATCTGCTACTCAGTTATTGCTGAAGCTAGGCATGGTTTCTTATAAAGAGAGCAATCATGGGTCAAAATAAAGCAGCAGTTGAAAAGCGTAGAAAAGAGCTTGAAGCTGAAAAGCTAGATAAGCAAATCAAAACATATTATTTTCAAAAAGGTGCTGGTAAGCATTACAGAGAAATAACTTATATGAGTGGCAAAGTAGTTAGGACTGATTACGATGCTTGAGTGGATTCTATATTTCATTGCAGCAATATTTGGATTGGTATTTATAGGTGCAATCATAAGTGTGATAGCAGCAATATATATTTTAAATGAGTTAGATTAATGCAAATACCATTTCCAAATAAAAAATACAACATAATATATGCTGACCCTGCTTGGAGTTTCAGCAGTAAAGAGCTGTGCAAATATGATGGTAAAAGATTTACTAGCATGGACAAACATTATCCAACGCAATCAAAAACATGGATTAAAGATTTGCCTGTTAATGATATTGCTAATAATGATTGTGCTTTATTTTTATGGACAACTGATGCACATATAAAAGACGCTATTGAAACTATGGAAAGTTGGGGCTTTAAATATGTGACAATAGCTTTTGTTTGGGAAAAGAAAACCAAGACAGGAAAAACAGTAGCCAATCTTGGTGCATGGACAATGAAAAACTATGAAATATGTTTGTTTGGAACTAAAGGCTCAATGCTTAAACACAAGCAAGTTAATAATATATATCAAAAAGTAGAAGCAGAACGCACCAAGCATAGCAAAAAACCACAAGAGGTAAGAAATAGAATTGAATTATTATTTGGCGATTTACCAAGAATAGAATTATTTGCAAGAGAAAAAGTAGATGGCTGGGATTGTTGGGGTAACGAGGTTTAATATGGTAAACAGCAGAAATAAAGGTGCAGCATTTGAGAGAGTTATAGTAAACAAACTCAATGCAGTTTTAGAAAGTAAAGGTTTAGATGAGAGAGTGAAAAGAAATCTTGACCAGTATCAAACTAAAGGCATGGCTGACATTTATTTCAGGAACTTTGCTATTGAATGTAAAAGATATAAAAACAATGGTAAGCAGAACATTTACAAGAACGAATGGTGGCAACAAGCAGTTGATAGTGCTGGTGATAACTTGATACCTATATTGATATATAAGTTTGATAGAAGAAGCATTATGGCTGTAGTGCCATTATTTTTAATGAACAACTTTGATAAAGCTAATTGGGAATGCACATATATGTGTCCTTTATCAGATATATGTGAAAGGTTAGATGAAATCATACAAAGAGCAGATGGATTTAAACAGCTACCTGCTTGAGCAGGACTTTGAAGAATATTGTCGTTTTGCATACGATAAAATTACTTCAGCCTGTCAATTTCTCGGAATTTATAATGACGAGGATTATGAGAGTTTTAAGGAAAGGTGTTATACCCAACTTGAAGCTGATTATTTAAACAGTATTGAGAAAACAATACATTAACATGGAGAATAATATGGTAGACATATTAGGTGGGATGAGTAATCCCAACAGTGAGAGTCAGCAAGTTTATCTTGCTTTCAAAACATCACATCAGCAATTTTTTGCTAATGGTGAAACGCCAGTAGAGTTTCAATATCTACAGCTTGACCCTTCAACATTCAAATCAGGATGGGGTAGGTATACAAAAGCTGATGGATTTGAATATCACTGGGATAATAAATTTGGTGTAGTATCACCTAAACCAGCAGATGACTATAAAAGAGCATTCAGTGCTTGGGTCTTTCCACAAGGAGCTCAACACGCTTATTTGTGGCAAAGATTCACTTATGCTGAATCAAGTGCATTTAATAGCTTGTTAGCTACATTTTGGAATCAAATGGACGCTAGTTCTGCAAGTTTACCTGTAGTTAAATTTGAGGGTTCTAAACCTATTCAAGTAGGCATGGGGAATTCTTCTGAATTAACATTTAGCTTTGCTAAATTTGCACCAAGAAGTGATGGTTTTGTAATACCTCAATGGTATTTAGACCAAGAAGCACCAGTAGAGGACACATTTAAGAGTCCTAATGATGGTCTTAGCGATAAAGTAGCTGAGATGGTAAGTCAGAATGAATTAACAGACGATGATATACCATTTTGATGCAACAGATAGACTGGCAAAAAATAGCACCTGAAGTTGCTACACAATTACTAGGTGAGCCTAGTTCCAAAAAGTCACATGAGTGGCGATATGGAACTCATGGCTCACTGGTAGTCAATATAGAAGCAGGAACATGGTGGGATTTTGAGAATCATGTAGGTGGTGGAATAATAGATTTGATTAAACACATGAATCAAGATGTCAATACAGTTTTAAAACAGTTTGGTTATGACTTAGCATTGCAATCTAATGACTCCTTATTAAGTGGTTTTTACCCCCCTAAAAGCGAAACCACTAGCAATGCTAGGTCATTCTCTAGACAGCAAATGATTGACCTTTACAAACAAGCTATTGTGAAGGTCAAGTATGCTGATAACTTTTTAGTTATGAGATTTCCTGAGGGACATTTTATTAAGCAAAAATACGCACCATTTACCCTAAATCCTGATAGCAGTTGGTCTATGAAGCGACCTGAAGGCTCTCTGCCTATTTATTTTGAAAATAAGTATAAGGATATGCCTATAATAATAAATGAAGGTGAGAAGGCTCTGAGGGGCTGTGAAGCTATAGCAGGAGACAGGTTCAATTCCTGTACTTGGCATGGTGGGGTAAATGCTTGGAAAAAAGCAGATTGGACTCCTATATTTGGTAAAAAGGTTTATATATTTCCTGACAATGATGAAGCTGGTATTAAGTGTGCAAATGAAATAGGAAAAATGTTAAAAGATAATGATTGTAAGGTTAAGGTTATACAACCACCTGAATCATTTAAAGATAAAGATGATTTATATGATGCATATATAAGGGGTGATTTCAAAGAGCCAAAAGATTTAGAAGAATACATAATTAATTGTACTGAGAAGAAACCTAAAGGTGCTGTTACTTTTACAAGAGCAGATGAGGTGTTAAGACAGGTAGATAATCCTGATTGGCTTATAGAAGATGTAGTAGAAAAAGAATCATTAATGTGCATCTTTGGAGCACCTAAGAGTGGTAAATCATTTATTGCTATAGCTATGGCAGCTTGTATTGCTAAGGGTGAAAGTTTTTATGGCAATAAAGCATACGCTAAACCAGTAATGTATGTATGTGGTGAGGGTCAAAGAGGTGTTAAAAGAAGATTAGCAGCTTGGCAACAAGGTATGTTTGATTTAAATAACGTGCCTTTATATCTATCAGATAGAGCAGTTAGGGTTAATGACCCTGATGATTTTAAGATGCTGGAAGAAGAGATAGAAGAACTTACTAAGCAGGTGGGTGATATTGGCATGATTGTTATTGATACGTTTCAAAGAAACTTTATAGGTAATGAGAATAGTGCAGAAGATGTGGGTAACTTTATTAATAAGTTAGATGGACTTATATCGCACTATAAGTGCTGTATATGTTTAGTACATCATACAGGTCATGGCAACTCTAATAGAGGTAGAGGTTCAAGTGTAATGGGTGCATCTTTAGATTATGAGTTTAAGGTCAATAGAAAAGATGAACATATTATTGGATTTGTTGATGAACAAATGCTTGTATCCTTTGAGCAAACATTAAATAAAGATGGTCAAGGTATGGCTGTTAAGAACTTTATGTTTACAGAAGTAGACATAATTGGTGAAGGATTGAATCTTACTTCAGGATTCTTAGAAGAGACTGATGTGCAGATACAAGATAAAAAAGGTCTTAGTTATGCACAACAATTAGTATTAAATGCACTAGAAAGAGAAGCTATACTTAAGAATAAAGAAAATCCTCAAGATGTGTATTTAATGCCTGCTGATTTGACTGGAAAAGTAGTAGATTCTGATGGAAATACTAAAACTCCTGAATCAATTAAGAAGATGTTAGGCAAGTTAAAAGAGCTAGGAGAGGTGATTTATGATGAAAAAGCAGGTTATCAATCCAAAGAATTTAGTAAATTAGCACCTAAGTTTGATGATTAGCAGGGAACAAAAACAGGGAACTCAGGGAGTTTTCAGGGAATTACAGGGAGTTTTTACATGAAAAACAAGAATTATCAGGGAGGGAAGGGATATATACCTATGGTATATCCCTCCTCCCTGTAAATGTTCCCTCTAGAATAGGTATTATTATGAAAACATATATAGACGAAACTTTAGAAAGCAAATTGAAAGAATTAAGAACTTATGAAAACAATAATTATGTTAAGTGGGGTAATAGAAAACGTATCTTTAAAATAGTTGGTGTTCAGTTTGAAATTAAGTTTTGTAAAGCAGAACAGTTACTAAGAGAATCTTTACAAAACGATTCTGCTCAAAAGAAACTTAAAATGGTTGAAATGATGTTAAGAGCTTATGAGCAATTAAATATTAAATGTGAAGAAAGTGGATATGCACAAATACAACCAAATGCTAGATGTTTTAATTTTGATAACAAGACAGCTTTGATTTGTGATACTGATGCTGATAAACCTTTGTTAGAAAAAATACATAAGGATGAAGATAATATTGTCATATTTAGCGTAGAAGAATTACTAAGATGTATACCTAAAGATTTTATGCAAGCAAAAGTATTGCTATCTAAATTAGATAAGTCAGTTAATTTTAAGAGTATTAATTATGTCTAAGTGGCATGGTGGTAAAGGGTCGAAACGTAGACCTGAAGATAAGAAAAAGATAGATGCTAACTGGGAAAAGATATTTGGCGAAAAGAAAAAGGATAAGAAAAGTAAATGAGTAAGTTCTATCAAGAAGATTTACCTTATGGGGAAGTGGGAGAAAAGTTTGTACTAAGTATTATCAACAGGAAACATCCAATGGCATACAAAATGGAAGGTTACTTTTTAGAATATGACATTATGATTCCTGAGATAGAAAAGACTGTAGAAGTTAAAAGAGATAAGCATACTGATAGAACAGGTAATGTTTTTATTGAAACTTATTGTAATAAGATTGAATCAGGTATTAATGCAAGCACAGCAGATTATTGGGCATATCTAACTAAGACTATGCTGTACTGGATTAAGTCGATTGATTTAAAGCTATGTATTTTAGAAAATGAAATACCTGAAGGTAAGAACTACATGATTGATGGAAAGATAATTGATGCTTACCTGATACCTATAGATATATTTAAAAATTATTGTATGCGAATAGATACATTAACAGAGGAACAATTATGCCAATTAAACTGAAACCAAGTGTAAAGATTAGAGATAGAGCTACAGGCAAGACAGCTACTGAGCATTATTATCTAAAGTGTATGACACCTAAAGAACTTAACGATTATATTAAATCACCAAGTTCTAAGAAAAAGGTCATACAAAAATGTAAGAATGAAATAATTAGAAGAAGGTATGATAAATAAAATTTGTGAAAATTGTCATCAAATGTTTCTTGCTAAAGGTTGGAGATACAAGACTTGTTCTAGGAAATGTGATTTTCAGTTAAGAGGTAAAAAGAAATTTATTGAAAACATACATTCTTGTGATAATTGCAAAAAAATATTTTCTGATAAAAGAACTAATAAAAACAAATTCTGCTCATTAAAATGTTCTAGTGAATATGATGTTCTAAACAGATATGGTAATGGGCTTGATGATAGATTAGAAAAAAAATGCAAGGGTTGTAAAAAAGTATTACCGAATAATAAAGAATATTTTCATGTTAGAAAATATGAAAAATATGAAAGAACAGAATCTGTTTGTAAATCATGTGTAATTATCAGAAACGAGAAAAATAGAAAAAAAAGAGAAAATATGGGAATTTATTATGATAGAACTTATGAATATAAAAAAAGAAGAATTAAAAGAAAAATATTAAAAGCAAAAGAACTGGGAATTTCTTATGAATCTTGGTGTTTTGTTCTTACATTAAAAAAAGAAATATCAAAAAAAAGAAAATTACTGAAAGACCTGAAAAGCAGGTTAAACAAATTTAATCCAAGATTAATAAAAAAAGATTCAAACTGGTACAAAGAATATTACAGGATATCAACTAATTCATGGAAAGAGCTCATTAAAGATAAACCCAGTAAAGATACTTTAATTTATAGAATTAGATACAAATATGATACAGAATTTAATTTAAAAGAAAGATTAAGAAATCAATTAACAAAGCAAAAAAAGAAATATCCAAATTTAGATTATGCAATAAGACAGGCAGCATCTAAAAATCAAAATACTAAATACTTAGATATTCTAGGATATTCCAAAGAAGAGTTAAAAAATCATCTAGAAAAACAATTTACAAAAGACATGACATGGCAAGCATTTAGAAATGGAGATATACATATCGACCACATAAAACCACAATCATTGTTTAATTTGAAAGATATAAATGATGTTAAAGAATGTTGGTCTTTAAACAATTTGCAACCATTGTGGGCAAAAGACAATATAGCTAAATCAAATAAATATAAGGAGAGATAGATGAAAAAAGAAAAGATTGATTATGTGAACTCGCCACCTCATTATCGGAAGGGGTCTATTGAATGTATTGATGCAATTAAAGCTGCACTAACCCATGATGAATACAAGGGATATTTAAAGGGAGCAGCACTGAAATACATTTGGAGAGAATCTTACAAAGATAGCAATATACAAGACTTACAGAAGTCTGTTTGGTATATTAATAAGTTAATAGAACATTACGAGAACTTATGAAGATAGATAAACAAAAATTAGAACAGAAGATTAAGGAAGGCAAATCATCACATGATATTGCTATGACTTATGATGTGCATCCATCTACTATCAGAAGGAAAGCTAAAGCATTAGGACTTAAGTTTCAAACACAATCGCATTGGAGAAAGGGATGACTGTAACAGTTCAGATTAAATCTAATGAGAAAGAACTAAAAAAGAAGATGGGTTTGTTTCATAGAAAGAAACTTCCTATTGCTACAGCAGAAGCTATCAATCAAATAGGTGTAAAGGTTGTTAATGCTCAAAGAGCACAAATACAAAAGAAACTAGATAGACCTACTCCTTTTACAATCAAGTCAGTTGATATGCCTGAAAGATTTAGAGCTAAACCTAATGATTTATCTGCATTAATATTTATCAAAAAGATTGCTCAAGATTATCTTAAGTATGTCTATCAAGGTGGTATAGAAAGACCTAAGAAGTCTAAAATATTTGCACCAGTTACATCTGCTGGTGGTGAAAGATTGAACACGTATGGTAACTTGATTGGACTAAAGGGTAAGAAAGTAGATAACAGAAAAGATTTATTCTTGAATAAAAATGCTTTATGGAAGAGAGAGGGTGATGGTGGATTAAAACTTATAGCTGTTGCAAAGAATTTTATTAAGCATAGAAAGTTATTGGATTTCTTTAAGATAGGATTTGGTGTAATCAAAAAGAACTACGATAAAGAATTGGATAAACAAATAAAGAAAATAATAAGATGAATGTAGCTATAGACTATGACAATACATATACCTTAGACCCAGTAGCTTGGGATAAGATAATAAATATATTATTAGAATCTAATCATAAAGTTTATTGTGTAACCAAGAGGTATGAAGCTATAGCTGATGATATAAGAGATGCATTAGATATTCCTATTATCTATGCATTAAAATCTAAACTAGAAGCAGTACAGTCAGAAGGCGTAGAGATTGATATTTGGATAGACGATAAACCACATTCAATAACTCCTTACAATGCCCTTAGACAAGCTCACAACCCCTTTAAATATAACAAATGGAGCAGATAGCCCCCATGTCTAGGTTCTTTGTAGCAGAGCAAACCAACGAAGGTTGCGAG